ACGGACCAGAATATTGTAGTCAAAACCTAGTGGACTCTAGTGGGATAGCTGATGGCTACCTACAATTCCATTTTGGACAGACCGCTATAAGGGGTATGGAAGAACTAAGACCACCTGCATCAAAGACGGTGAAGCCAGAAGTTGGTAAACTGATCGTATTTCCGTCATGGTGCCAACATTGTGTATATCCATTCGAAGGCGAAGGAGAGAGACGCACAGTAGCAGGTAATATGAATATGGTACCAGCACATCTAATAGACCAAGATACGTCTGTTTGATACCTTAAAATCAATTTAAACACATAAATAGGAGAACTATCATGGGTAATAAAAACTATGGTTCTAGTAAAGATAAAAAGAACAAAAAGAAAAAGAACAAAAAGAAAAAGAACAAAAAGAAAACAAAAACACTAACCAAGAAGGGTATGTCATACTAATGTATACTGGTAAAGGTCGAGGTAAAATCGGCATGGCTCTAATGAATCCAAAGGAGTTTCCATTGTATAAAGGCGATCGTGGTGAACAGCGTTTATTTAAACAGTACAAGCAAGTACTTAAAGGCACAATTAAAGGTGAGGATGCAGCTGCTATTAGGTCTGCATTTGATAGTGAGTTCCCAGCTAAAGCTAAAGAAATGGCTAAATACGAAGCTGATATGGAAATCAAACGATCTAAATCTAGAATGAAACAGAACAAATAGCTTATGAAAATGCTTACGCCTAAACAAAAAGCTCTTATGAAAAAGCATAAGGTGCATCATACCGCAAAGCACATGGCATCTATGAAGAAGTCTATGTTAGCTGGTAAGACATTTACTCAAGCACATAAGATCGCAATGAAGAAAGTAGGCAAGTAATGGCATCTCCTAAACCAAAGAACAAAGCTCTATATGCTAGAGTTAAAGCTGAAGCAAAGAAGAAGTTTAAAGTATATCCTTCTGCTTATGCGAACGCATGGCTTGTCAAAACCTATAAGAAGCGTGGTGGCAAGTACTAAATGGCTTATAAGGGCGGTTTACGCAAATGGTTCAAAGAGGACTGGCGTGATGTAAAGACAGGCAAGAAGTGTGGTCGTTCTGGTAAGAAAGATAAAGGTAGACCATATCCTGCTTGTAGACCCAAAAAGGTAGCAAAAAGAATAAAATCTTAAAAATAATGGAACAATCTAGAAAGTTTATGAACTAATGGCATCACCTAAACCTAAGAATAAAGCCCTATATGCTAGAGTAAAAGCAGAGGCAAAGAAGAAGTTCAAGGTATATCCTAGTGCTTATGCCAACGCATGGCTTGTCAAAACGTATAAGAAGCGTGGTGGCAAGTACTAAATGGCTTACAAGGGCGGTTTACGCAAGTGGTTTAAAGAGGACTGGCGTGATGTTAAGACAGGAAAGAAGTGTGGTCGTAGCGGAAAGAAGGATAAAGGCCGACCATACCCTGCTTGTAGACCTAAGAAGGTAGCCAAACGAATAACAAAGAAAGAAGCAGCTAAAAAGACTGGACCGAAAAGAGTAAGCTGGTCTGTTACTGCATCTGGTAAGAGGAGAAAACAGAAATGATGAAATCAATCAAAGCACCTGCTGGTTTTCATTGGATGAAGAAAGGTTCATCTTATAAACTAATGAAACATTCAGGTAAATTTAAGGCACACAAAGGAGCATCATTAACAGCTAAGTTTGAGGTACAGAAGAAACATGGCTAAAACACCTGCATGGACTAGAAAAGAAGGCAAAAACCCTAAGGGGGGTTTGAATGCTAAAGGTCGTGCATCTTACAATAAAGGCAGAACTAAGACTGGTAAGAAACGGAACCTGAAAGCTCCGAGTAAGAAGGTGGGTAATCCAAGAAGAGCCTCTTTCTGTGCTAGAATGAAAGGTATGAAGAAAAAATTAACTTCAAAGAAAACAGCAAGAGATCCAAACTCTAGAATTAATAAATCTCTTAGAGCCTGGAATTGTTAACAATATAAGGAATCTATTAATATGGTAAAATCAGTATTCAAAGATGTAGAATCACCACTAAAGTTTCTAACAAGTGATGGTATACCTAATGCATTTTTTAAAAATAATAAAATTGTAGCTGAAGGTTCTAAGTTCGATGGAATGATAGCTAATGAAAAAAACATCAATGAAGCATTTGACTTCCAGGACTATGACCTTGGAAACAATGATTTATCTATGGGTGATTCTGGTGAACAAGAATTATACAGAGCTATGATTGAAGTATTTAAAGGCAATATTCGTGGAGAAGAAGCTAGAAGAATCATGGAAGCTGCACAAGGAGAGTTTCCATTAGACTTTATAGAAAAAGAAAAAAGAAAGTTTATGCCACAACAACCCATGAATCCACCAAGTATGCCTATGAATGCACCTCAAAGAATGCCTGATACTATGCCAGCGCAGCCTATGAATACAATGCCAGGTAGAAATAGAATAGATGCAAACCAAGGTAACTTACTTAAACTAGCAACAATGAATAAATTAGGATTGATATCATGAGTCATGGAGGAAAACGTAAAGGAGCTGGCAGACCTAAAGGTATAACTGCTGGAACAAAGGCAGAACGATTAGCTGCTGAATTAGGTATGGGTCAAACAACACCATTAAAATATATGTTGAACCTATTGAATAACCCAAAAGTTTCTGTTGAAAAAAAGATGTGGGCAGCAAAAGAGTCTGCTCCATATGTTCATTCTAAACTATCATCTGTAAATAAAACTATATCAGGTGATGAAGATAAACCATTAACTGTTCAAATAGGATGGCGTAAAAAGAAAAACTAATGGACATAGTAATTCCGTATGAACCTCGCCCTTTACAGGAAAAGATTCATAACGAACTAAAAAGATTTAATGTTATTTGCTGTCACCGCAGGTTCGGTAAGACCGTATTTGCAATCAATCATTTAATTATGACTGCATGTGAAAAGCAAGAAGCAAGATTGGCGTATATCGCACCAACTTATCGCCAGGGAAAGGCAGTCGCTTACGACTATTTAAAAGAATATACAGATCCCTTAATGAAACTTGGTGGCAAACGTCACGAAACAGAACTGAAAGTTGATCTCTGGAATAAATCTAGAATTCAAATATTCGGTGCAGATAATCCAGACTCACTTCGAGGTTTAGGCTTTGATGGTGTAGTTCTGGATGAATATGCTTTAATGTCTCCAAGAGTATGGACTGAAGTAGTTAGACCTGCTGTATCAGATAAACTTGGATATGTGATATTTATTGGAACACCCATGGGACATAATCAGTTCTGGGATGTTTATGATTTAGCAAAACGAAGAGGAGAAGATTGGTATGCACAATTATATAGAGCTAGTGAAACAGAAGTTATACCCCCTGAGGAATTGGAAGAAGCTCGTCTTACAATGCCATCAGACCAGTATGAACAAGAGTTTGAATGTTCTTTTCAAGCTGCCGTTTCTGGAGCCTATTATGGAAAACAAATCCAACAAGCAGAGAAAGATAATCGTATATGTGATGTGGATTATGATCCTAGTGTTGATGTTGAAACTTGGTGGGATCTTGGTATAGGAGACTCAACTAGTATTTGGTTTGCACAACGAGTTGGAACTGAGATAAGATTAATTGATTACTATGAAACATCTGGTGAATCACTTGCACACTATGTAAATGTTTTATCAGATAAAGCTTATAACTATGGTCGCCATGTTGCACCACACGATATAACAACAAGAGAACTTGGTACTGGTAAGTCCAGGTTAGAAGTAGCTTATGAATTAGGACTAGACTTTGAAGTATGTCCTAGGTTAGAAGTAGATCATGGTATCGAAGCTGTGAGAAATAATTTAGATAACTGTTGGTTTGATAAGAACAGATGTAAATATGGTATTGATTGTTTGCGACAATACAGAAAACAGTTTGATGATCGAATGCAAACATTTAAAAATAAACCCTTACATGATTGGGCATCACATGGAGCTGATGCATTTAGATATGGTTGTTCTGTAGATGGACCAACCAGGACTGATTGGTTAAAGCCAATGCCAATTGATGTAAGATATATAGTATAGGAATAAAATGGCTAAAGGAAAACCACTATCAGATTTTGAAATCAAAGCAATATTAAGTGAACATATTAATAATTCATATGGATACTTTGATACAGAGCTTACTGACTCAAGAAGAAAAGCAACTGAATATTATTTTGGTGAAGCATTTGGTAATGAACAAGAAGGAAGATCACAAGTTGTTTCAACTGATGTAGCTGATACTATTGAATCTATACTACCAACATTACTTAGAATATTTACTGCTAGTGATAACATTGTAAAGGTTGATCCTGTAACAGAAGAAGATGTACAGATTGCAAAACAAGCAACTGATTATTTAAATCATATCTTCAATAAAGATAATAATGGCTTTGAAACTTTG